AAAACAGTTCACATAGGTAATGATCCTATTATGGATCCACCTGTAGGACATCAACCTACACTAACTCAAATATTAACAGATAGCCCGGATTGTGATATCAATGCTAGCCAAATTAAAGGTATACTAACTATACCAGTTATACAGAATTTTAAATTAGGTGGCGGAACTAACGGACAATATTTACAAACAGATGGTAACGGAACTGTAAGTTGGGCAGCCGCCGGTGGTGGTGGTAGTGGGTCTCCCGGTGGTGTATCAGGACAAATTCAATTTAATGACGGAGTTGGATTTGCCGGTGACAATGGTTTAACGTATGATAGTACAAACAGTATACTTAATGTATCGGGTAATATTAATGCAGCCAATATATCCGGTACTTTATTAACCGCAAGTCAGACTAATATTACACGTGTTGGTACATTAGCAAACTTGACTACTGTTGCAAATGGTAATATTAATTTAGGCGGCGAATTAATTATTACTAATCAAAATCAGCATGGTGGTGACAACTATGCCGGTATGATTACATTTACTAGTACTATTAGTGGTGTAACTAATCCTAATAAATTCATTAGATTAGACAATAGTGGTAATTTACAAATACTTAATAGTAATTACGGAAACCCACCAATATTCAATTTAACGGATTCAGGTAATTTATCTGCACCTTATTTTGTAGGTGACGGTAGATACTTGACTAATGTAAAAGCAGCAAATGTAGACACATTACATCTATTAACAGTTGACGGTAACATTAATTTTATAGGTGCTAGTAATGTATCATTGGGTGATATTAGTAATCTACATATAGGCGGCGGTACTAATGGTCAAGTATTAAAAACTGATGGCAACGGTGGATTGTCATGGACTACAGTTACTGCTAACGGTAATAGTGTATCAACTTATGGTAATACTGATGTTGACTTAAGAATAGCATCATATACAGGTAATGTGGCTAAAGCAGTATATGCATATTCAGTAGATGCAGTTAATGTAAGTGGTACGGTAAGTCTTGCAAATACTGCTACTAAAGCAGGTACAGTAACAACTAATGCACAACCTAACATTACAAGTGTTGGTACGTTAACATCATTAACAGTTAATAGTGCTATTTCTACTGGTACTGTTACTGCAACCGGTAATATATCAGGATTAAGATTTACTGGTAACGGTTATTATTTAACAGGTGTAAACGGTGCTAATGTAATTAATTATGTACCTAATGCTACCAATGCCAATTATGCAGCCAATGCCAATTATGCAGTTAGTGCAGGATCCTTTTTAGGCCCAATCGATTGGAATAATGTTACAAATAAACCAACACGAACTCCATTAACAGTTACTACAGCGAGTTTAGTAAATAATGGTAATGCTAATGCTAATATTTCTGGCTATAAAGGTTATGCACTATATGGAATTCAAACTAGTGCGAATGCTTGGGTTACTGTTTATAGTTCTGCTAATAGTAGAATTAGTGATGCAAGTAGAACAAGTACTACAGACCCTACACCCAATTCAGGTGTTATTGCTGAAGTTATAACGACAAGTACAAATCCTGTATACTTTACTCCCGCTATTATAGGTTTCAACACAGATGATGTTGTAAATAGTAACATTTATGTAAAAATTCAAAATCAAAGCGGCAGCAATACAGTAATTACTACAACAATTACTGTATTACCACTAGAATATTATTGAAAATCATAAATACATAGTTCGCTCTTAATCGAGAGTTTACGCAGTAAGCCACTGCGTAGGCCTAGAACGCCCATAACTTAAAGGAAAAATAAAATGGCAAAAATCAATCAAAAATATTTCGGTAACCGTAATATCGGTACCGGCGGTCAACAATTAACTGTTGATGCAAATGGTAATGTAATTACTCCAGCAGACGATAAAATCGGTGGTGAAGGTGTTGCTAGTTATACAATTGGCGCAGCCAGTGATTATCAAGTTGATACAACACACGCTGCTCCTACGTATGCAGTAAAATTACCTAGCGAACCAGGTGGAGTTCGTGCCACTGTAGTAGTACATTGGGAAGTTGCTAGTATTTCTATTAGCAACGGTTTATCAGGACATAACTATGTTGTTACAAATAGTGCAGGCACATTGGCTTCGTTTACTGGTTTAACTGGTGTACGTGGTACAGTTACTGCTCGTGGATCAGGTCAAGGTGAAATTCAGACTATGGATTTCTCATATACAGGTTCATATCGCGGTGATTTCACAACTATACCAAATAATAATACTTCATATCAAGTTACACAACCATCAAATGGTGACGGTAATCAACAGGCTACTGTTAAATGGCGTATCAAGTCAATTGAAATTACAGAAAAAGGTTCTGGATATATTTCAGTTGCAGACGCATTGTTAACATTTACCGGTGGCACAAAAACTACAGCCGCTACTGCTACAGCAGTATTAACTACTGATTCAGGTGCTCCTGGTTCAAGTACTAATCAAGAGAATGCTATTCTTGCATATGCTAAAACTACATCAGGTGGTACAAGTCAGGTAGCAGATATTATTAAACAACGCGGTACAAAACGTTTCAAAGTTAGAACAGCAGACGGTACAGCAATTTGTGCATTAAAAGCAGGTGCAGTCAGTGCGGTTGGTGAAATGACTATCGCTGCAGTAGATGATACTAACGGTACATATTACGTTACTAAAATTGGCGGTCGTAGATGTACAATAGTGCAAAATAATGGTACTGCATTTGCAACTAATTCAAGTGTGCCTTGGGTATTCTCTAAGAGTGATCCTGCATATAATGCTGCGACAACAGTTATAATCGCTAACGCTTAAGGAATAATATCATGGCAATGAGTTTAAACAAAAAATATTTTGGTAATCGCAACATCGGTACTGGTGGGCAACAATTAACTGTTGATGATAATGGTAACGTTATTTCCCCTGCTGATGATAAAATCGGCGGTGAAGGTGTTGCTAGTGTAACAATGACAGTTGAAGGTACATACACTTCAGGTCTACCAACTGTACAATTCTCAGCACCTGACTTACCAGGTGGTGTACGTGCTACTGGTATCGTACACGGTCATGCACTAACTGCTGTTGCTACTGCTTCAGGTACTGGTTATAACTTAGCCGATGTGCTAACACAAACATCAGGTGGTACCGGTCGTTATGCTACGTGGAATGTAACAGGACTAAATGTAGTTGGTATTACGGTAAGAAATGGTGGTAGTGCCAATGACGTAGGTGATGAGTTCACATTCGCTATTGCTGGTTTTGCAACTCCAATCAGAGTTCGTGTTACTGCATCTACTACAGGTACTGCAACAGCAGTTGCTATTGTTCCTAATAACGGTACTAGTGGTGCATCAGGTGGTATATGGACAGCCGGAGCATTACCTGCAAATAGCGTTGGTATGACAAAAACACAAGTTGCTGCAGGACAAGACTATAATGGTGTAAACTTAGAAGTTAACTTTACTGCATGGGGTGTTGCTACTGTAGGTGTTGCCGATCAAGGTAACTATACTGCAATTATTGGTGGTGCAAAGAACACAACTGTTAGTCCAACAGGTGGTACAGGTGCTACATTGACTATCACTTATGGTGTTAGTGGTGTTGAGATGGCTGAAAAAGGTTCTGGCTATACATCAGCAGTAGATGCTGCACCTACATTCAGTAGTGGTAGTGCTAGTGCTGATGCAGTATTAACTATTGATACAGGTGATATTGGTTCAAGTACATACCAAGAGAACGCTATTATTGTTTATGCTAACACAGATGCTAATGGACCTAAGATTGGAGACATTATCAAGCAAGTAGGTACAAGACAGTTCAGAGTTAAGACTACAGGTGGCATTAAAACATGTTTACTAAAAGGTAGCGCATTGTCCAATACACCAACCGATGACGTGGGTCGTATGACTATTGTTGCTAAAGATAGTGCAGGTGGTACATATTATGTTACTAAGATTAGTGCCCATAGATGTACAGTTGCACAAGGTACTGGTACACAATTTGCAAATAATTCAAGTGTTCCTTGGACATTTGGTTCAGCAGTATTGAATACTTCAGTAACTATATCAAATGCTTAATTAATTTAAGCATAACAAAAAAGGGTCTTAGGACCCTTTTTTAACCAACTCTTTTAGTTTATCTTGTACAACATCAAAGTTGATTGTGTTGAATAATCCGGGATGCATTGGTTTAGGATATTGTTGACTATCTATCCAACTATAACCACTATGTTCGTCATTCAATACTGGTATGAATTCGTTTTCTACTTTACAAAAGAATGTATGATAAACAAATTTATTATTGATGAATTTTTGTATAGGTATGAGTTTAGCAGTAACTGGAAAGTAACCTATTTCTTCCATGCATTCACGTGTGACACCATCTAATAATGTTTCACCTTCTTCTATCTTACCGCCTGGTATTCCCCAATTACCTACGTTCTTAGGATCATTGCGTAATAAGTATAAAAATCTTTTTGTATCATGTGCATAGAAGAACACACCACCTGAAATATTCATCATACTATGATTTATCATAGTTATTGATGCCCGTTAAATTACAATGTTATAATCACCTTGGTCATACCAACCTTCAAATGATTTCATCCAAGTGTTATTTGCAAATCTATATTGAACACCTGAGGTAAGGTTAGTAACATATTCAGTTGTAGTTGATATATTACTATCAAAACTAACTTCCCATACACCAGCAGAACTGTTATATTGTATTATATCGTTAGCGTTTGCTACAATACCGCCCCATATACTATTATCTATAGTTGCATTCTTATTGCTACCGATTGGTTCTACAATCAAATATCTTTGTCCTGAACTAACATCTGGTAGTCCATAACCAGGTGCCTTAAGTTGAGGATTGATAATGCTATCTACTGATTTTACTGTGTTTAATGGTAGTGTATCTTTATCAATATCAAATATTAATAATCTATCATCATCTGGATTGTAGTTAATAGTACCTACAATATCAGTATCCATATATGGATTCTGTAACCATATTTGACTAATACCAGGACGTACTGTACCATATACGTTTAATACACTAGTCCAATATAATGCAGTATTGGGATTGGGTGGCAAATCTATTGAACTGTTATCTGGATACAATGTTTGATTAGCAGGTAATATTTGTAATGTATTACCTATCAATAATAATTTATATCCATATGGAGTAATTTTCTGTCTTGTTCCCAATAACAAATGGTCATCTTGCATATCACTGATTGCATTACCTTTGAATATGCTTGCAATAATCTTATGAATAACACCGAGTTTCTTAACCTTAGCAGGTGTACTTAACCATATGGGCATATAAAACTTCCATGTCATAATGTCTATTGGATTACCTGTACTCGGTGCCACTGTCCTACTACTAAAAGTTAATCCATCTTGATACACAACACTTAAACTTGTCCAATCAATAAAATTATCTGTGCTTTGTATTTCCATACTAGGATTGAATAACACACCGAGTTGTTCTATTAATTCTAATTTTTGATTATAGTTGCTTGTCCAAAAATCTACAGTAATTCGTAATGTATAGGGTACCGGCATTACACGTTCTACTGTAAATGCCTGTCCCTGTGTTGTCTCATAACTTTGTGTAGTTTGATTAAAACTGCGCTGACGTACATTTACCTTATCAATGAAGTAAGGATCCTGTGTACGTTTTTGGTCATACTCTAAGCCAGTAATATAATAAGTAATCATAGGCGCACTTGGCATAGTACTAGGGCTATTGTTTGCTTGTATTGCGGCTGCTTGACGACTCTGGTCACCATATTGAATCGGAACACGAACAATAATATCATTGCCTGCAGGATCTTTACCTTTAGTAACATTCCAATCACTAAAGATTCTAGCAAATTGAATTAGAAATCTGCGTATCTGTGCGTCATAAAAATATTGTGCCATTGTTTACCTTAATCTGGTGTTAGTTTGAATAGTGATGATAGTGACTGACTTTCTGGTATAGTTGTACCATTTGTCAAGGTTGTTCTATTTGTGTTATTGATGAATGAACCCATTTGTGTTTGATTGCTATTCAATCCTGCAGTAGCACGTACATTCTTACTTATCTGTACCCATAGTGTACCATCATAACGATACATCGTTTGTGGCAAATAATCTGTTCTTAAGAAATAATCACCTAACTTAGGATTAGGAGGGAACGCAATACCTGACTCAAATGGTAATCCATTTGGTGCAGTGCCATCACCTGTCATATAACCACCGCTATATCCAAATCCTAATGGTGTGTAATTAACCACATACTTGAATCTAGGATCAGCATCAGCACGATAATCCATTTGAGGTGTTACTGTACCTTTGAAACTTATACCAGCAATAGTGATTGTCGTATTAGTTGGCATTGCAAACAATGTAGGTTTACTGATTACGAATGACCTAGTAGTTAAATCCCTACTTACGATTACTGTACCAGTATCAAATACTTCTGCGACTTGACCATCTAACAATGTTACTTTTGCAGTTAAGTCTATACCCTCATGTGCATCCTTAGGGGATTCTAGTACAGTAATCGTAGTACTGCCTGAAGGAGTAAGAGTTGCAGTTACAAGACCACTAGGGTAATCACTTGCAAATGAATATGTATTATCACTAGTACCATATGCAGTAGTTACTGCACTACTAGCACTTGCCGCAAGAACAAAATCACCTGATACTTGTCCACCGCCTGTATCTAATCTATCAGGTTCTACTTGTTCAACTTCTAATGTCATATTCATAAACGCTTTTAATAAGTCACTACTACCAATAGGTTTATCTAAGAAATCTTTTAATGCACCGGCACCAATAATAATACCTGGACTAGGACTGTATCCTGCACCTTGTACCATTACGATTGTTCCGGTCAATGGTGCCTCTGGAGAAGTTAATACACCTTTAGGTAATTGTGGTTGCCCAGTAGTAGCATCAGTTGGTACTAGATATAGTTGATGTCTATCATATCCTAATTGAGGTACAATTCTACTTGCCTCTGCAATTAGTGCATCATTTACTGCTATGTTTTGATTGTAACGACCCAATATATCTTTTAAGTTATCAGCACCATCCAATGACCAATAAGGACTATTCACTATATAAGTACCTGTTGCTGGATCTAAAATAGTGCAAGGTGTACCTACTGGAACATTTTGATTAGCAATATAATTTTTATTACCATAACTGACAACATATCCTGGAACATAAGTTGCTGTCTTATTCCAGTCACCTAAATAATTATCTGTATTTGTTGGTTGCTTGAGAATATTACTAAACTCCTGTGTATCTACTAACGGCTCACACTTTATACGCCATAAATGTGCATACCAAGTATTACTAAATCCTTCACTAGCAAAGTTACCGTCTGTAATTTGATAATATCTACGTAGACTTGTTGGTATTAATTCATTCAATGGGTGATAGTCTGTAAGATGCGGTAACTCAATTACATCACCTACCATTAACTTACGTCCTAATATTTCTATCATCTTGTTATAATGAACTGTAATGAATATAATGTCATTATTTAAAAATAAACCAAACTGACTTAAATCAAAGTCTAAATTTTGTACATTATAATGACCACGTAATCTATAAATGTCTTTATCATATACACGGTCACGATTTTCTAAGAATAGTAAATCTTGTATCTTTTTTGGATCAGGACTGAGTTGTTGAGGGGTACTTAAACTAGCAGTAGGGCCATTGTCTTGTATACCTTTGTACTTATGAATATACAAGTCAGTCGCACCAACATCAAGCATTTCCGCAATGGTTTTATCAAAAAATCTATAATCGTTTGATTTTTCGCTACGATAAAGTGAGAGTCTAGGCATGGTTAATCCGATATATCTAGTATTTATCAGCCCATTTATACTAACTAAGTATTACCTTTTTATACTTGACAATAAATAGGTTATATCGTATAATACATCTATCGTAACAGGAGTAATTATGGCAACACGTAAACCCAAAGCAACAGCAGATCATTTTATCAAAGCATTAAATCCACGAGATGCTGATACAAAGTATATGGGTGACGAGCCCTTTTTTCCAGTGCAACCTGATAGTGAAAGTCGTAATGTAGCACTTACATATGGTTTTACTTGGTATAATAGGTTTTATGGTAAAAAGGATGCTAAAGAACTATTGGCTCAGTATTTGGATCATAATGATCGGGTAGCGGATGCTAAAGTTATTCGTAAAGTAGATGAAAAAGAATTCTTAATGACACTATGTTGGCTAGCACGTATGACATTGCGTGGATTAGAATTAACCGAACATGAGGCATTGACATTAGAAAACGAGATTAGCCGATTACTTAAAGTAGTCAATAAGCCTGAAGTCATTGTAAAAGAAGTCGTACCTAGTAATCGTCCTAATGTACAGGAGATTATGCGTGAAAAGGCTAAAGATGCGGCAGGGGAACTTGAGGCAATCTTTGACGAGTTCATTACAGAAGGTAAAGTTACTCAAAAGACAGTTGACCTTGTTGCTAAGTTCAATGTATTACCCCAACATATTCCTTTGATTGTTGAAATCTGGAAAAAGAAATTCAACGAATTTAGTGAAGTAGTTGATGGCGATGACCCTGACTTGAACGAGGCATATGGCTACATGGGTAAAGTTAAATTACGTAATACAATTAAATTTATTGAGCAGGTACTAAGTGACCTAAACAGTTATATTAGTATTAAGAAAGCAAGCAAAGCACCTCGCAAGAAAAAGGCTGTACCAGTTGAGAAGATTGTTAGCAAACTTAAGTACCTGAAAGAGTTCAAAGACCCTGTTAACAAGATTGACTTGATTAGTGTGCATCCAACTAAGTTGCATGGTGCTAGTGAGGCATGGGTCTATGATACTGCAAAGCGCAAATTGCATCACTATATTGCAGACGAGTATTCAAAATCATTTACAGTAAAAGGTAATACGATTCTTGGCTTTGACAATAACACAAGTGAAATTAAGACATTACGTAAGCCCGGTGAGCAGATTAAAGAAATAATGGGTAGTAAGCCCGCGGCACGTAAGTACTTTAAAGACATTAAGGCAGTAGGTGCTATTCCAAATGGTCGCTTTAATGAGAATATGATTATCTTAAAGGCTTTCTAAATGGATATAGAAAAACGAATGCGTGAGTTAATGGAACCGGTTGACAAGTCTATACAAATGACTGACAACCATGAAGATATGCTAATGTTGGCATGTGCTATGTTACAACGAGTTAGAGAAATCTTTGATAATCAAATCGGCGTAGCAGGCAGAAAAGAAATGTTTAAGGACTTAATAAAATGATGGATAAAATATTATTTTGGTTTAGTGAAAATCGTAAGAAAATCGGATATACATTAGGTGGACTTAATGTATTATTAGGTATTGAATCATTAGCAAATGGTCAAACCAGTAATGGATTGCTTATGTTTTTTATAGGTAGTTTTTTAATATTTGATGCTTGGATGTTCCCATGATTGATTTAAACAAATATAGTGAATTTGTAGGGGCAGTAACAAGTCAGCCTAGTATTGATTTAACTACATTCAAGGACACTCTTGACCGACTAGATGCTAACTATGAATTAGATTTAAATACCGGACAAAGGAAACATGGTCCTGATGTTAATATTCCACTATTGTTAACCGCTTGTCTAGGACTAGCCGCAGAGTCAGGTGAGTTTATTGAGATTCCTAAAAAGATTTTCTTTCAAGGTAAAGCACTAACAGACGAGAATGTATTCCACATGAAACGTGAGTTAGGTGATGTTATGTGGTACTGGATTAATGCTTGTAGGGCACTTAACCTAGATCCTAATGAAGTAATTGCAGAGAATGTTAAGAAATTAGAAAATCGTTATCCGGGTGGATCATTTGATCCATATTATTCTGAAAATCGTAAAGAAGGTGATTTATGAAAGTAAAAATTAAAAGTCTTAAAGTAGATTTAACTAAAGTGCCCTTTAAGGATCCTAAAAAAGTTAATGACGGTACTAATGGTAAAATTCTTGAACAAGCCATGAAAAGGCAAGGGTTTCCTGTTGATATGACTGGTACAGTTGATTTACCTGGAATTGAAATTAAGTCCAGAAAAGCATCGACCGGTTCAGCACATACTCAGGGTACAATGCTTTATGAAGATATTCTACGAACACCGTGGAAGGATACTACATTTAAGCAAAAACTTCAAGTACAGTATCAAGTTATGATTAAAGATTCTAATCGTGCAAATGGATCTGTAGTAGATTTTACTGATCCTGAAATTCAGGAATATTTTGAAGAGGCATACGAATATTGTCGTAGCCGATTGATTAATCAGGGTGAAATTATTAAGGGTCAAACAATATCAAGTGGTCAATATGGTATGTTGGAACATAAACCCGGGCCTAATGGTACAGGAAGAAGTTATGCATTTAGAATTCCGGCATCAGGTATGAAAAAGATACTAGGACTTGCAAATATAATAAACAATCCATGCTTTGAAAGACAGTACTAACAGTAAAAGCCATGTAAGTCCTAATCCAGATAAATACATTATCTGGAGATTTACATGGCTACAAGAAGTTTAGAAGAACTTAAACAGGAATTATATCAAAGTTTACGTTATCGTTTAGGTGACGGAATTATTGATTTAGAAATAGGCCCTGAGCATTTTGAGGCTGCGTTTGGCTATGCAGTTAAGATATATCGCCAACGTGCCCAAAATGCTACTGTAGAATCTTATACGTTAATGAAATTGGAAGCAGGAGTAGATACATATACATTACCTCCTGAATTTATCAATGTTAGACAAGTATTCCGTAGAACGATAGGTCTAGAAACAGGTCCTAGTTCTAGTAGTTTTGATCCTTTCTCTAGTGCTATTCTTAATACATATTTGCTTAATTATAACTATGCAGGTGGTTTAGCAACATATGATTTCTATGCAGGATACATTGAATTAGCCGCACGTATGTTCGGTGGATATATTGTTTACACATTTAATCCTGTTACAAAGCAAATTCGTTTAGTACGTAATATCAAAGGTTCAGGTGAGCAGATATTAATTTGGGCCGACACACAACGCCCTGAAGCAGAACTATTACAAGATCCGGGTGCTGGTATATGGATTGGTGATTGGACACTTAGCCAACTTAAACTAATCATGGGTGAAGCACGTGAGAAATTTGCAACTATTGCAGGTCCAGGCGGCGGCACATCAATGAATGGTACTGCACTTAAAGCAGAAGCATTAGCAATGCAAACACAATTGTTATTAGACTTGAAGAACTATGTAGATTACAGTCAGCCATTAACTTGGGTACAAGGCTAATGAGAGCAAGTGAATTTCTTGTAGAGTATAGAGACAGGATGTATCAATACATTCGAAGCATTGTGCCCACATGGCCAGAATATATAGTTAAAGATTGGTTATATGCTAATCAAGCCAAACCTTTTGGCAGACAATCAAATATTACTCCTGCTGATAGAAGTTTTGAAACATTACGAACATTTATTCCTAAATTGTTAGCAGACATAGGATTGACCGTAGATACAAAATGGCAACTGGTTCCTAACATGAAATTTACTATGGACATGTGGGAACCAAAAACTAAACAACGATTGATAGCCAGAGCCGGAGGAAAACCCACTGAACTAGTGCCATCAACTATGGCCCCAAATATGAAAGATGCCGAGAGACATACCACACAGGCTGCACTTGCAAAACAGCAGGGTGGTATAAGAAAAGAACCAGTTATTCTTCTTAAAACTTCTCAAGGTTATGAACTGCTAGAAGGTTGGCATAGAACTATACAACACTTTGCCGCATATCCTGATGGATATGTTGGTCCAGCTTATGTTGCTGTAGCAACTACTCAACTTGATGAATTATTCCGTCCCGGTAATCAAAACTGGAAATGGAACCGCCACTCTCCTGATGAGGCAGTTGCACATTTTACTGTAGGTAAAAGAAAATATGTATGGCAAGCATTTAATCATCACCTAGATGATAAACCAGAAACATGGGAAATACAATTTCGTTTAGTTAGAGACTTACTTGATCCTGAAAAACTATCACTATTTGGCACAACAGGTACAGGTAACTCCGCAGAAGTAATGTCAATTGTAGTAGACATATTTCGTGAATTTTTACAAGTCTATGGTGACAATGTACAAAAAATCGTATTTGATGCAAAAGAAAATAGTCGCATAGCATTATACACAAAAATGGTTAAGCGTTTAATACCCAATTGGGATTTAGACCAAGAGTATAACCCGGAAATGGGATTGAGATTTGTATTGTCTAGACCAAAACAAATGTAACCTAATACTTTACTTTTGTCACACTCCTGTAGTATAATACATTACAGGAGTTTTGTTTTATGATTATTGGTATTACAGGGTTTATTGGTAGCGGTAAAGATACTATCGCAGATTATCTTACTACATTTCACGGGTATAAGCGCATTAGTTTTGCAGGAACTTTGAAAGATGCAGTTTCTTCAGTCTTTGGTTGGGATCGTGAATTACTTGAAGGTACTACAAAATCTAGCCGTGAATGGCGTGAGCAACTAGATGTATGGTGGAGTGAACGATTAAATATGCCTGAATTAACTCCTAGATGGGTACTACAGCAATGGGGTACAGAAGTTTGTCGTAATGGATTCCATAACGATATCTGGGTAGCAAGTGTGGAAAATCAGTTACGTAAGGCTAAAGACAATATTGTAATTACAGATTGTCGTTTTGCTAACGAAGTTAATGCTATCAAAAATGCAGGTGGTATTACTTTGAGGGTCGAACGTGGCGAAAGACCTGAATGGTATGATGCCGCTATAGCATATAATCATGGTCCTAATGGTAATAGTAAATGGGCACTGAGTAAAATAACACTAGACAAGTTGAAGGTTCATGCTAGTGAATATAGTAGTGTAGGATTAAACTATGACCACTACATTGAAAATAATAGTACTATTGATAACTTGCATAATCAAATCAATCAACTGCTAAATCACCCCGTCGCCAAGTAACTTCTTTACGTCTAACAACTTCTACACAGTTTAAGCATATAGTTCTGAGGTTGTTAAACTTGATATTCTTCAAGTCTCCGTCAATATGATATACAACGGTTTGACTTGGATAGATGCTATGAAAGCCACATGAATCACATGTGGTTTTTCTTTTGTATCCAGCCTTTTGCCAACTAGGTACTCTAGTACTTAGTTTCTTCTTCTTCCTACCGCACTCATCACACCCGCTACGATAGTGTGTTATATCATTACGTTTATAGTTGATGGCACAAAAATTCTTATTACAAGTCTTACATATAGGTCTCATATGTTTATTTAGTAAATAACCTTCGAAGGCATGGTTATTGGGGTATTTTTACGAGCCTATGCTAAATATTACTATGACGGGAAGAAACCCTATATATAACATTTAAAGGAAAACAAAATGGCATTAAATTCACCAGGCGTACAAGTATCAATCATTGACCAAAGTCAATATTTACCATCCGCTTCAAATTCAATACCTTTACTCATTTTAGCAACTGCTACTAACAAAGCAAGTGTTACATCTGCAGGAACAATCGCATCCGGTACATTAGCAAGCAATGCTAATAAACTATACCAGTTAACAAGTCAACGTGACTTAGTAACATTATTTGGTAGTCCATTCTTCTATAAGACAACAGACGGAACACCAATTCATGGATATGAATTGAACGAATATGGTCTATTAGCAGCATACTCATTGTTGGGTGTTACTAATAGTTGCTATGTACTACGTGCTGATATAGATTTATCAGCGTTAGTTGGTAGTTTAACACGTCCTGACGGTCCTCCACCAGACGGTACATATTGGTTAGATACTACTAATACTAATTGGGGTATTTTTGAATTTAATTTAGAAACTGGTAAATTCGATCCAATTACCCCTTATGTATTAACAAGTGCAAGTACATTAAGTGGTTATTTCCCTAAACAAACTATCGGTAATCCAGGTGATTATGCAGTAATTCCAACAGCACCGACACTTGGTTCATTATCTTCAAATACATTCTTCTATAAAACAAATGCAACTAATACTTGGGTTGCAATAGGTACTAAAGAATGGAAAATGGCATATCCAACAGTAGTTGGTACCAATACTCCTGTATCATTAACTACAGGTGAAAGAATGAGTATTAGTATTCCTTCACAAAATATCAATGTAGAGGTAGCAGTTCCTGGTAGCGGTAGTTTAACTAATTTTGCAACCGTAATTAATAACTTACATATAGGTGATTTGAATGCGGTAGTAGACCACAATGTACTAACAATATATTACGGTGAATATGGTTCAGGTAAGTACATCAATATAGGTGGACATCCTGGAGAAACATTATTAGCCGATCTTGGTATCACTCCAGGTGACTATTATAGTCCTGAAGTATCATACGGTACGAGTGCCCAAATGCCATTATGGACTGCAAGTCAACTTGGTCCAAGACCAAGTGGTTCTGTATGGATTAAAACAAGTCTAACTGGTAGCGGAATGAATATTGCAATGAACAAATATAGTCTTGCTAAAGGACAGTTTGTATCTAACGTTGTTAATATTTTCCCAACTGAAATTAGTGCATTATATAATTTAGATGATACAGGTGGTAAGGCTATTCCACAAGGTACATTGATTGCTACTGTAAATCCAACTTATACTTTTAATTCAAACACTATATCTGTACCAGAAGCTGGTATGCAATTTTATTACAGACATGCAACAGGACCTACGGTGGTAACAGGTATTAATAATAGTCCTAACCTTTCTAGTCATGTGGGTAAATCAATTAGAGTTGCAGTTACATTACCAGGATCAAGCGGTTTAAGTAATACATATACTGTTCCTATATTAGACCCAGGTGCTGGCACAGATCCTAATAAATGGATACAAATATTTGTAAATACATGGGCTTCATTCCAAATCCCATATACAAAGGCAGAAATAACTGTAGACGGTGCATTACAGCTTACGCATACATTAGGTGGTGATATCTATATTACTAGTATTGATAATACCGGTCATTATAGCGGTGTGATTACTGCATTAGGTCTAAGCACAACCAATACACCGGGAACAAGAAGAAGTCTATTAGATACATTTATCAATAGTTCATTATCACAATATAGTACAACCGGACAAGGCGCCGGCGCATCATATACAATAGCAAATAGACTAGGTCACTATAACATTGATAGTGCTGCAGGCGGTACAGGATATGCAGTAGGTGATCAAATTTCAATTAAAGGTGATCGTTTAGGTGGCTCAAGTCCTGCAAATGATATAACTATGGTAGTGCAAGCGACTGGTCCCAATGGTGCACTTGTACGTGCAACAATTTTAACAGGTATTGCTAAACCAATATACTATGTTGCATTGAGTAACTGGTATGAACTAGACTATATTGCAAATGAAGGTGCTCCTGCTACATTACCTATTCCGCAACGTGAGTGGTATTATAGTACAGCAACTGAAGTTGACATCATGGTTAATAAAAATAATCAATGGGTAGCTTATAGAAATACTAACTATGATAATTCAGGTCATCCACGTGGTGTATTATTATCAGGTACAGGTGCAACAAACAGCACAGGTGTGATTATATCCGCAACTGAACCTACTACACAAGACAATGGAAACGCATTGCAATATGGTGATCTATGGTTAAACTCAGCAGACTTAGAGAACTATCCAAATATCAGTCGTTGGGAAGAAGTCAATACAGTGGATCAATGGGTATCTATTGATATCACAGACCAAGTATCTAGTCAAGGTATATTATTTGCTGATGCACGTTGGGCATCTAATGGAATGGTAGATCCAGTATCTGATCCTATCCCAACTATTACTAGTTTAGTAGCAAGCAATTATGTTGATTTAGATTGTCCAAATCCTCATTCATATCCACAGGGTATGTTGTTATTCAACACAAGACGTAGCGGCTTCAATGTCAAGCGTTTTGAACCAAATTGGTTCAGCAGAGCCAACTATCCAGACGCAGGTTCACTACCTGAGCAACCATATACATGGGTAAGTTCTAGTGGTCATAAGGAAGATGGTTCAGCATACATGGGTCGTAAGGCTCAACGTAACATGGTTGTACAAGCATTAAAGGCAGCAATCAATACGAATATGCAGATACGTGAAGAAGATACATTCATTAACTTGATTGCAGCACCTAACTATCCTGAACTACAACCAGACATGATTACATGGAATAACGACCGTAATCAAACTGCATTCATCATTGGTGATACTCCATTAAGATTAGAAGACCAAGCAACAAGTTTGACTAATTGGGCAACTAATCAAATGAACGCTACAGAAACAAATGAAGAAGGTTGGGTAACACGTGATACATATATGGGTGTATTCTATCCAAGCGGTATTACAAGTGACCTATCAGGTTCTAGTGCAGTTGTTCCGGCAAGTCACATGATATTACGTACATTCCTAACAAATGATACGATTGCTTATCCTTGGTTAGCAGCAGCAGGTGTTCGTAGAGGTAATATTACAAATACCACAAACATTGGTTACTTAAATGGAACTACTGGTGAATTCCAAGCAGTTAAGAATCGTAATAGTGTACGTGATGTACTATATGAAAATCAAATCAATCCATTGGCATACTTCACTGGTGTAGGTTTATTGAACTATGGTAATAAAACATCATATGCAAGTAATAGTGCATTAGACAGAATCAACGTTGCACGATTAATATGTTATATACGTTATCAATTACAAATTGCGGCTCGTCCATTCGTATTCGAACCGAATGACGCATTGACACGTAGTCAATTAACTGCTGTTGTTCAATCATTGTTCATTGACTTGGTTGCTAAACGTGGTCTATATGATTATCTAGTAATATGTGATGAAAGTAATAACACACCAGCACGTATTGATAGAAACGAACTTTGGGTAGATGTTGCAATTGAGCCAGTAAAAGCGGCTGAATTCATTTATATCCCAGTACGTATCGCTAATACCGGTGCAAATCTAGCCAAATTAATCAATGGTTAATAAGATAAATAATATTAAGGAGATATAAAAATGGCAATAGCCTCAAATTCACTGTTTAACATGACAGTAGGGTCAGATAATACCCCTAGCTCTCAGGGCTTGTTAATGCCTAAGTTACAGTATCGCTTTAGAGCATTATTTATTAACTTTGGCGTTGGTGGTTCAACACAAGAATTGACTAAACAAGTTATGGATATTCAACGTCCTCAAATTCAATTTGAAGAAATACCAATCGACATATATAACTCAAAAATATATATTACAGGTAAGCCAAGTTGGCAAGAGACACAAATTAATTTGCGTGACGATGCAGGTGGTAATGTAAGTAAATTAGTTGGTCAACAAATTCAGAAACAATTTGACTTTGTTGAGCAAGCATCAGCTGCAACTGGTCAAGATTATAAGTTCCAAATCACTTATGAAGTGCTTGACGGTGGTAATGGTGTATTGGTTCCTAACACATTAGAGACTTGGGAATTATATGGTTGCTTTATTAAGACTGCTAACTATAACAATATGGATTATAAGTCAAATGAACCTGCAACTATTCAATTAGCAATTCGCTTTGATAACGCAGTTCAATCACCGCTAGCAAGTGGTATAGGTACTAAGGTCGGCAGAGCATTAGGTGGTACTGCTGTAACTGGTATCGGTTCTTCAAGGTAATAAATGGCCGGCTTCTTTCAGCCTTTTCTTAATGGCGGAGCCGGCGGTATAGTCGGTTCACTGACATCAGGTTTGGCTAATGGTGCAAAAGGTCTAGCAGGCGATGCACTAAAAGGTTTCTTAACTAACGATTACTTGCGTGATTATACTCATGCAAGTAAAACCTTTGTATCTAATGCATATGGTTACGCCCCTAAGTATAAATTCTTATTTCATGTATATTTTGAAACCAATGATACTAATATAACTGCACTACAAGAGCCAACTATGCCCAGTGATAGAAATTATGGCTTGGCAGTAAAATCAGTACAGTTGCCTAAATATAGTTTTGATATGCATCAAATGAATCAGTATAATCGTAAAAGAATTATACAAACTAAAATAAGATACGACCCCATTCAAATTCAATTCCACGATGACAACAGTAACTTGATTAATAAATTATGGTATGCATATTATACATATTACTATAAAGATGCATTACAGTCTGACCCAGTAGGTGCAACATCAACTAAAAAGAATAACGATTTACGTAAAACCAAAGATATAAACACTAGAACAATATATGATCCGAACATTAGTGAAAATGATGATTGGGGTTATATAGGCGAACCAGACTCATCAAGCAATACTTTTGTTAAAGAACCATTCTTTAGGTCTATTAACATATATGGATTTAATCAACATAATTTTATATTATATAGATTGATTAATCCATTGATTAGTAATTTTTCACACGATACATACGAATATAGTCAGGCTAATGGCATCATGGAAAATTCAATGACAGTTGAGTATGAAACTGTTAAGTACTATACTGGTGCAATAGACGGTAAAAATCCAAGTCAAATGGTACCTAAGTTTGGTGAAGATGACCACTATGATAAGAGAGTGAGTCCATTGGCTGCTCCTGGAAGTAACTCTAGCATATTAGGTCAAGGTGGATTGATTGATAGTGCAGGTGGCATTATGGAAGATATTCAAAGTGGAAACTTCTTAGGTGCAGCCAGGGGTATTGCTAACACTGCTAAGACATTTAAGAATCCTCAAACATTAATTAATTCAGCCAAAGCAGAAGTAATAGGTGCTAGTGTAGGATGGTTGGCAGGTACACCTAACAGAAACAACTTATTCAACTTCCCATCACAAACTGACGCAGTTACTGCTGTTAATAGTACTATAGGTAGTGCAAGTCAATCTGTTAGTGATTATGTTAAAAATGTAAGATTAAGCAATAACGGATTAACAACTAAACCTGGTATTGACTTAGGTCAAAAATAATATATGAATACTGTAGACGCACCAAGTTCATCGTTAGATACATCTGTAAAACTATTTGATAGTTTTTATAACTATGATATGGTTGTAGATGCTACGCAATATGAAATCGTTCGTTCATATTTCAAATCAATTAACAATAGTGATACTATTGCCGCAAATTTTGCAACTATGATTTTTAGAATTGCAAACATTACCGGGGAGAATGCACTTAATTTATTGAATTTTATTCAAGGTAAATCAAAACTAGAGGCAAATGCTATTATGATTTATTATTTGAATAACATAAAAAGTAAAACTGCATTGTATGGTATTAGTGTTACACCACATGCCAACGACAACGTACAACGTAATATTGTAGTATAATGGCTAATTACGCACAGGGTATTTTTGTCCCTACTAATCCAAAAAAATATATAGGAAAGCATGATCCTAAATATCGTTCAGGTTGGGAATTTACCTTCATGCAATTCTGTGATAGAAATAAAAACATTATTCAATGGTCAAGTGAATCAATTGTTATTCCTTATATACATCCATTGACAGGCAAAAGAACTAATTATATACCTGACTTCTTAGTAGTATATGAAAATAAACATGGTCAACAAAAAGCAGAAATTGTTGAAATCAAACCTAAAAAACAAAGTCTTATTGAAAGCAGAATGACTGCTCAGAATAGAGCAGTTGTAGCAGTTAATCATGCTAAATGGGCAAGTGCTATGGCATTCTGTAGACAAAACGGTCTTACTTTCCGTGTCATTACTGAAGATGACCTTTTCTATCAGGGTAAGAAAAAGTAATAAATACTACTATTATAGGATAGTAGTATGACAAAAAAACTTGAAGAATTATTTGAACTTCCGCAACCAGATGATAGCCTCAATGAGGAAATTATTGAAAATGCAGAAATGGAAATAATATCACAAGAAGCATATTCAACACTTGAAAAGATAGAAAACGCATTACCTCAAATCAGAGGTCTTGAGGCAAGTGATACTGAAATGGATGAACTTGCGACACTAGCAAAAGATAGTTATAAAGACTTAATGGATCTAGGTATGCAAGTTGATAGTCGTTTTGCTAGTGAGATATTCAATAGTGCAGGTACAATGCTAGGTCATGCTATAACTGCTAAAACTGCTAAAATTAACAAGAAACTTAAAATGCTAGACCTACAGTTAAAGAAAGCTGCCTTGGATCATAAAATTAATGAAAAAGTAAAAGAAATTGATGCCATCCCTGCAGGGGAAGGTACTTTATTGGATCGCAATGAATTACTTAAGAGTATTTTGGAAAGCAAAAAAACGCAATAAAGATAAATATTATATAGGAATAAAATATGAAAAGCCTTCGTCACTATCTAATGGAATCAGCAAGAACATACAAGTATACCATCAAAATCGCCGGTGATTTAGATAAAAACTTTTTAGATATGTTCATGCATAATCTTTCAAAATTTGACCCAGTCAAAATTGAAGATCCAAAAACCACCCCAATTCAAAAAGACCCATATGGATTCCCTGAGTTACAAAATGAATCTGTTACAATCATCAAAGCAGAATTCAAATACCCAGCAAATGAACCAATGATTCAACAAGTTGCACAACAACTAGGATGCAACATTAATAAAGTTAGAGTTACAACTACAGACTACAACGATAGTATCAATGCAGAAAGTGAAAAGTTAGGTAACGAAATGAAGGCAGAACCATTATTGTTACAACCAGAAATGGAAGACAATGGTAAACAAGCTAGTAAAGATTACGCCAATCAATATTTAGATAAAGTAGTTCCAAAGAGACCTAGTATTGATTATATGTTTGATGCTCCTAAGACACCTACAAGTCCTAACAACAGTAAAGAAGGCATCAACACACAAAGCCCAATGTCTAAGATGACTCCTATTCAGAAGCCATTGACAGGCAATGCCAGAATTAACAAAGGTAAATAATTATGGATTTTTCTACTAGTCAACTGACATGGATATTAATTGGTGCATGTAGTATAGGCGGTACAGGCTATATGACAATGGATACCGCTCTACAAAAATTAGACGTTAAGATGGAAGTTACTAGCGTTAATGTACAAAACAATAACGAAAAACTAGAAGAATTAAAAAAACAACTTGTCCGTATCGAAGACAAATTGGATAAGAGAAAATAAGGATAAGACATAATGGATTTCAAAAGCCTAATACAATCACTAGACACTATCAATGAAGATAGTAGAGTTCATAAAGGTACATATGGTACTAGTCATGGCAAAGAAGATGTACGTGACCAATATGGTCATCGTGTCGGCAAAGTAAACAAAGGTGCAGAAACGAAAAAAGATGAGCCTAAAAAAGGACGCGGTCGTCCTAAGAAAGGTGCTGGTACATCCGGTGAACATAAAACTTATGATACATCAACATTAGGTTCAGTATTTGGTGGTGGTAAAAAGCCAAGTAAAGAAGTAGGTAAGAAGTCTGTTAAACATAGTTTAAAAGACTGGATTGAAGATGTAGCACAGAGTAAAGAAACACTAAGTGAAGATGCTAGTTTAGGTGTTAAGCCATTGCCAGGCGCAAGTGAAATTACAATGAACAATCAACCAACTGGTATTACTGCTAAAGATCCACAGTCAGCAACGAAAATAAAAGACTTAATGGCTACTGGAAGCATATCAATGCCTGGTACAGGTGATGAGGGAGTCAATAATTCATTAGGTGAAGATGGTTTTGATAGTGAACATACCGGACATGATCCTGCAGAATATGGTATGGAAGGTGATTTTGTTAAAAATCAATTACATACAATTGCACGTTCAACTAGAGAATTAGAAGAAAAAATTCGTGGTCAAGAAGATTTACCTGAATGGGTAGAGATGAAGATTAGTCAAGTACAAGGTATGTTGGCAAGTGTAGCCGACTATGTGGCTAGCGAACATGAGCGTGATGTAGAACGTGATACAGGTGAAGAAGGTATTGTTAGTGAAAAAGCAAAGAGCAAAGCACAACAACGTTTCTTTGGTATGGTTCATGCAATGCAGAAAGGAAAGAAAGTTACTGGCGCAAGTAATGAATTAAAAGGTGTCGCAAAAGATATAGGCAAGAAAGATGCTAAAGACTTTGCAAAGACTAAACACAAAGGTCTACCTGACCATGTTAGTGAAGGCGGGATACTAAATAGACCAGCTAATACTATGCAAGGAGCAGTAACAAGAACTGATCCCAATCGTGTACAAGTAGCACCTAATGTTCAACAATCTGTAGTAGACTACAATAAAAAAGTTGCAGATATAGACGCAAGAAACAATACTTATCGCCAAGAAACAAACCCAACTGCCAGCAATATTGGTAAATCAGTTGGTAGTTTTGTAGGTAGTGCAGTGGCTGCACCTCAAGCGGCTTGGTCTGCTGCAAAGCAAGCATATCAGATGGCTACTGACCCATTAGATAAACCAGAAATGCCTGTAGATGTTATTCCAAATCCTAGACAAGGAACTACTACTCCAAAGGAATCTAAATCAATTAAACAGCAAGGTGTTGAGGAATCAGGATTACAAGCATACTTAGGTAATAAGAAGTATGGTAAAGATGGTATGGATGCATTACGTGACGCCGGGCAAAGACATGCTAGTGAAAAAACAAAACAAAACATTCGTGCTAAGTATAGTAAAAAAGAAGAACCAATGGACGAAGGCCGTGACGAAGGCAAGCCAGGTAAGAACTTTGATAAGATTGCAAAAGATGCAGGTAAGCGTTATGGTTCAAAGGCTGCCGGTGAGCGTGTAGCAGGTGCAGTTCGTGCTAAGTTGGCTAAACAAGGCAAACTAGAAGAAAGTACAAATATGAAAAAATTAACAGAAGGTGCAATGAAAGACCTACTAATTAACTTCAACCAAGAAGTACATTCACATATGGGTGATGGCAGTGTGTTTGATTTGAAGAAAGCACATAATGTTCAACAGGCAGAAGAAATTCTAAAAGCATTAGTTAAGCACGGTGATGAATATGAAGGTTTGAGTATTACTAATCAAAATGAATTAGTAAGTCAAGCAATGAAGTATCTTGCACATGAAAAAGAATTACCATTTAATGCATTAGCAGGTGTTGATAAACAAAGATTTGCAACAAAATCTACTGCTGATTTGAGTAAGTTTAGACAACACCCTGCAACTCCTAGTAGTTTATTCAACAGACCAGGGACTTCAATGGCAGAACCAAGAACTGCTATTGCACCAACGATTAAAGAAAGTAACGATATGAAAGATAAACAATTTGAAAGCTGGGAGCAAGAACTCAACAGTTTATTAAACGAAGGCATTACAGTATCACATAGTACTGGTCAACAAGGATCTCCTGATTCATTGAGTATTAATGCAACTGAGCATGATGCAAGTGAATTAATGAGTATCTTACGTAACTCAGGCATGGAAATGTTTGGTGGTAGTAAAGAACAAAGTGGTGGTTATGGTGCACCTGAGCATGGCGGTGAAGAAGAATTCCATCAAGGCGTTGAAATTGCACCAAGTCCAGAAGTAGTTGGTGATGGTGATGACATGCTTGCATTGATTAAGAAAATGTCTGGAATTGGTACAGATGCAGGAACACCTGGCTCAGTTGAAGTTGACTATGAAAATGAAGAAGGATCTGATGAAGACCACGGTGAAGAATGTGATGATTGCGGACATAGTCCATGTTCATGTGATGACGAAGGTGAAGAAGAACTTTCAGAATTAACAGCAGAACATCCTGGTGGCGAGACTCCATTACCAGAAGGTGATATGGATGAGGGCAATGAATTTAGCGGTGAATTAGCCAAGGCTAAAGCACAACACAAGGATCATTTTAATGTTGATGGAAAAGAATATCCAGTTAAAGAAGGTGACATGGAAGAAGGTAATGCATTCACTGGTCAACTAGCCAAAACTGAAAAGGGCGGAGAATTCAAGATGGGTGATAAGTCATACAAAGACACAAGTTCTATTGAAGAAGGTGCTGAAGACTGCATGGAATGCGGTTACCCAATGGAATCTTGTGAGTGCGAACACGTTGAAGAAGGCTATGCAAATGATGCAGGTGGAGATGCAATGGGTGAAGCAGAGTTATTACACTTAAGAGAATTATTAGGTCGCGGTAATGACTTACATCGTCAAAAGCATACCCAAGCAACAGGTAACATACAAAAAGTTACAATGGAAACTAAGTTGTTGAAAGATACAACAGAATTGTTAACTGACTGGAAAAAATTAAGCGGTATAAAATAAAAAACCGTATTTTAAATAGCTCGGTTCGCCGGGCTATTTTTTTGGCTAACCACCCTGTTAAAAACGATAAATAATAGATAAGGTAATATAGACATGGCACAACAACACATTGAACCCGGTTCATTCCCAAATGACCCTTCCGCTGATAGTATACGTGCGGCGTTTCTAAAGATAGAAAATAACTTTACAGAATTATATAATAAAAAATCAACTACCGGTGTAGTTACAAGTATTACTGCTGGTGCTGGATTAGGGGCAACGATAGGTACAGGAGACGTAGTTTTAGTAGCCAACATACCTAACATCACGATTCAAACAAGTGATAGTTTATTAGTCGGTGTAGGTGTTGCTAATAATAATAAAGCCACTGTATCGAGCTATAGTACACCTTTCAAATTAGACCTAGCACCTAATATTACCACTAGTAATGGTAGATTCACTAATACATTAACTGCTAGTAGCGTTGTTGTTTTAAATAGTGTTAATTCAAATTTAATTCCTAGCTTAGATAAAGT